ATCGCACGTCGTTAAGAGGAGTTTTTAACATGAACGCAATCACAAACGTATTTGACGCAAAGGCTGGTCAGATTATCGATCCAGTTGGCTTCATGGCTCTTGACGCGGCCACTAAAAAGCAGGTTATCAGCATTTGGGCAGAGCACAATGCCAAGACAGCGGGAACTTTTGCTGATAAGGCTGACGAGTTTTTTGCAAACGACCAAGTAGGCTATGCTTTCTTGACGCCACAGCTTCGCCGTATTGAAGCCGAGGTTTATTCGATTAAATATCCTAGCTTTGACGTCACTCGCTTTATGACTGTTGATACCAGCGGTGATATGTGGGACGTTGGAACGCTCGTTTATTCGAAGGATAAGGTTGGCGAGGCTCAATTTATGGCGGGCGGCGCGTTTGACATTCCTTACGCTTCGACCACGATGACGCAAAATACGCACAACTACCACTTGGCTGCAATCGGCTATGAGTGGAACACGCAAGAATTGCAGCGTGCCGCAAAGTTGGGTCGTGCGCTTTCGTCGGATAAGGCTGGCGCTGCTGTTTTGGCATCGGAACGCTTTATTTACAACATCGCCATGACAGGCAGCGCCGAAAAGAACTGGACTGGTTTTGTTAATAACGGTTCTGCTCCATCGGCGCAGGTTCCTAACGATGGCACTGGTTCTAGCCGCTTGTGGACTGCAAAGACTGTTGACCAGATTTTGCGCGACATTAACGAGGCTTTGACTGCGGTTGAAACTGGCACTGGCGAGACGCACGTTGCGAACACGCTTGTATTGCCGACCACGACTTACAATTACATTGCAACGACCCGCGTCGGTGATACCGGCTCGACCATCCTGCAATTCTTGCAAGCCAACAACGCAGCCGGTGAATCGCTTACAATTTTGAAGAGCCGTGCACTTGAAACTGCTGGCACTGCATCGAGCAAGCGCCTTATTGCTTATGACAATAACCCGCAGGTTGTGAAGTTCCACTTGCCGGGGCCTCACCAATTCCTTCCTACGTTCCAGAAATCCAGCCTTGTTTATGAAGTCGCTGGCTTGATGAACGTGGGCGGCGTTGAAGTGCGATTGCCAAAGGCAATTGTATACCGGGACAGCTTTTAATGACGGCTGTTAAAAATGTCTCGACCGGCGCACGGGGGGCTTATGCCGACGGTGCGCTGGTTATGGCTGAAGTCGGTCAAGTTATTGATGCCGATGATTTCAATGAGGAATGGTTTGAGCCTGTGAAGGTTGAACCAAAGCCAAAAGAAAAGGCCGTAAAGTAAAAACCGCCTTTTTGTCAGGGGTATCGGGGCGGGCTTTGTTTTTCATCGCCCGCCCTTTTTATCAGGATATTAAATGCCAAACGCGCCTATACCCGTTCGAATAGTTAATAGCTTGACAACCCTCAACGAGGTTGACCGCGTTGTCGATGTATTGCCTGTTCGTGCGACAACCGATTTAGTTGCGGTCAATGAGGTTGGCAGACCGATTGACGTTCCTTTAGCTACCATCGAGGCGGGGCTTATCGCGACGAATGAAGTGGGTGGCGCGGTATCTGTTGCGCCCGTTCGCATTGTAACCGATCCGTTTGTTCCGGATGCGGCGGGCCGTCTTGTTTTTTCGCAGCCATTGCGGGGGCTTGCTGTTAGCAATCCGCCGGTCAACACCGCGCTTCCCGTTATTTCGCAGACTGGTTCGGTGCTATCGGTAACGACTGGCACATGGACGGGCACTGCGCCGATCACTCATGCGTATCAGTTTACGCGCAACGGAACGCCTGTTAGTGCTCCGTCAGCGTCGCAGAATTACACCATTCCGGATGCTGACTTGAACGCCTTGTTTGGCTGTATTGTCACTGGGACAAATTCTGCGGGCAATGCCAGCGCGGCTGCGGCGCTTCTTTATGTTGGCGTGATGGATGTATTGTCCGTGCAGCCAGCGGCCAATTATGAGTTGCGCCGTGAAAGCCGCAGCTACACTGGCCTCAATGCGCGTGTGCGTCGTTCGAGTGACAATGCGGAAGCCAATTTCGACTTTGCTACGGCAGCGCAAACACGCACTAACCTTGCGGCGATACCGATTAACAATAATGGTGGGTCTACTGCGCCCGGCGTGACCATGACTGTCACGGGGACCGGAACCGAGTTTGGACAGCCTTATGTCGAAGTGCGTTGGCAAGGGACGGCATCTGCTGCTGATTTTCTGCAATTTAATCACAGCGCAGTGGGTGCTTTTAATTCAGCCATTCACGCTCCTGTGACCCCCGGCCTTACTTATACAACATCAATAGGTTTTATGCTTGTTTCTGGCACTGCGCCAAGCGGGGCTTTATTTGTCCGTGGAAAGCAATGTAATAATGTTGGCAGTTTTATAGGAGGGACTGGAGTTAGTTTAGGACCCGTGACTTCTACGTTGCAGCGCGGCGCGGTTAATGTGGTAGCGCTAGCTAACGCCGCTTTTATTCAGCCTAACATCTACATGTCCGTCAATAATGGCGAGGTGGTTGATGTAACCATCCGCTTTTACGCCGCCAATGTCGAACTTGGTGTTGGTAATGCGCGCCCGCTTTTGCAGCGTAATGTTCCGGAAACGATTGCTGATATTGGTGAACTTGACGCCGAGGCGCTGCTTAGTTTTGTCGGTAATGGCAACGGCTTTATCACCATTTTGCATGACAAAAGCGGCAATGGGCGCAATGCCACGCAAACGACGCCAGCGGCGCAGCCACAGATTGTTGCTAATGGGGCAATCATCACACGGGGCGGGCGTCCTGCAATCAGTGTTGATGGTCTGACCCAGTTCCTCAACTTACCCACTTCTGGTGCGCCGACTCAAAATTCTTCTTTAATCGGAGTTTTTCAAACGACTAATTCGGTGTTCGGGGCCGCTGGCTTTATAAATATAGCGAATGGAGCCGCTGATCCCGAAATAAGACTTGGAGTTGGCACGGGTGGAAGCACGACTACTTACAGAGCCTATTGGAATGGAGCTTATGTGACCATAGACAATCCTGCTGTGAATTTTCAAAACCGCAGTGTTTTTAATGTCTCTTTTGCAGCTTCTGGGGGGGTAACTGCCAATACCGTTCGGGTCAATGGCAGCGAGGCTCTTTCGGCATCAAGAGGCGGGACGTGGACAGGTGCAAGCGAATTTACGATTGGACGTTATATCATACCTAATGTAATGAGAGCGGGTATCGCGCAAGGATTGATAATTATCCAATCCGTCCCATCCACCGCCGACCGCCAACTAATCGAGCGCAACCGTGGCGCTTATTACGGCATACCAGTATCATAGGAGGTCCAGATGAAAATCATCCAATTTATTCTGCTTCACGCAGAGACCGCAGAAGAGCTAAAACAGCGCATTTTGCATCAAGCAAACACGTGGGCAGGTTTCAATTATCTGCGCGAAGATGATCCCGATTATACGACTGATGCGTTCGGTATGGACGAATGGCACGAGCACCTTGAAACGCCGGGGCTTTATTGGGCGGATTATGGGAAAATATATGCACATCTTGGCGACCGTGGCCGCGAGATTGCGGACCAGATGTTCGGCACTGACGACCCGTTGCAAGGCATCTTACTTAATGCGCCATTGTCGCTTGATTATCCTGATTCCCGCCTTCAAATTGTCGAGGTGGACGATCCTGTGGCTGCGGGCTATCTGGCCGCTCCGGTCGATATTGTTGAGCCATGAAGGTTGCGCTTTACAAGGGCAAGCGCGGCGGTTTCGCTGGTGCGTTTGACGCCGCCGTCCGTTGGTGGACGCGGGGAGCCTACAGCCATGTTGAGCTGATATTCAGCGACGGCATGTCGGCGTCGGCATCTGCACGCGATGGTGGTGTGCGGTTCAAGTTCATCGACTATCACCCCGACCGATGGGATTTTGTCGAGATCGACGGGGACGAGGAATATGCGCGGGCATTTTTCGAAAAACGCGTTGGTCTAGGATATGACTATTTCGGCCTGTTTGGTTTTGTCTGGCGTCCGGGCATAGGCAAGTCGCGCCGTTGGTTTTGTAGTGAGGCGGTTGCTGCGGCGCTTAAATTTGAAGAGCCGTGGCGATTTTGCCCGAATACTTTGGCGGCGGTAATCCGCTCCATTGTAAGACAATAGCGTCAAGATATGTCGGCACTTAGCAATCAGCTTAAAGTTACCTTCCCCGCTTTCGCAGCGGTTGATGACGCAACCATTGAATACTGGCTAAATGAAGCTGCTATCGTGGCTAATTGGGACAACGATCATGCACAGATGTTGCTGGCCTGTCATTATATGGCAATCAATGGCCTTGGCACGAATCCCGTTGCCACCGGCTTGACAAAACTTAAATCAGGCACGGTTGATATGACTTTTAGCGAGACGCAGGCCAATGCAATCGGCTTTGCACAGACTATTTACGGACAACAGTTTTACATATTACTGCGCCGTCGCCATGCTGGGCCGCGAGTGGTGCGCCTGTGATTAACGTCGCTGCAAAGTTTGCAACTGTCGCGCAATCGGTATCGGCGATGTTTGGCGGGCCGTATTATGACGCGATAATCCGCCGGCAAGGCGATGCTGTTTATGATGACGGCGGGTCAATCATAACGCCCGGAACGCCGATTAGCCGTGTCTGCCAAGCGCAGGTCGATGTCGCAACGCAAGATCTGCGTAATGAAGTCGGCTTTACCGATGGCGACGTCCGTATATTGGTATTAGCCGATACGCTAGACGGGGACGTAACTCTTGATGACGATATTGAATTGTTGGGCGGGGCGCATATCGGGACTTGGCAGATTCAATCTATAAGCGTTGACCCGTTTAGTATTTATTATGAATTGCGCGGTCGCCGCGCTTAAAAGGAGATTTCAAAATGGTAATGGCATCAATAGATTTGATAATGCAAGCAACGCAATCGCGATCACAGGATTTAGGTGATGCGGTCGTTAAGTTGAACGTCTCGGATTCCATTCAGCTTACGCCCGGCAACGGCGCTTTGGGCCTTGCGGACGTTCTGTATAAGGACACCCGGACACTTGCAGCGTCGGCATCTGAAAATTTGGACCTGTCTGGTTCGCTTTTGGACGCATTCGGCGCTGCGATTGCGCCTGCGGAAATCGTTTTGATTTACGTCAAGGCCGCTGCTGGCAACACAAATAACGTGGTGATTGGTAACGTAAACCATGCGTTCCCCGGCCCCTTGGGTGCAAGTGGCACTTACACAGTGTCGCCGGGCGATTATTATCTTGCGACCTCACGCGCTGGCTGGCCTGTTGTCAATTCAACGGGCGACTTGCTGAAAATTGCAAACAGTGGCTCTGGCACGGCTGTGACTTATGATATTGTTGTTATCGGGCGCAGTGTGGCGGGTTAATGGCAATACGCGGCGCTAGGGCGCATATAAACCGACTAAAGGCATTGGATGGCCCGCTGGTGGCCTTGAATGTCGGTCGCGCCCTATTTGCCGCTGGGCAGTTAATAGAAAACGAGGCGGCGCTGTCAATCACCCGTGGGGCAGTGTCTGGAAAGAATCACGTTCCATCAAAGCCCGGTGAAGCACCGAACGCCGATACGCACAGACTTGACCGCTCTATAGAGACAACGCAAATAACGCCGTTCAAGGTCAAGGTAACAGCAAATAGCGGTTACGCGGTGGCATTGGAATTTGACCACAGCGGCAATCTAAATGGGGAGCGGCCATTCATGCGCCCAGCGCGGGATAAGAAAAAGAAGCCAGCGCGGGCGTTGGTGGTTAAAGGATTAAACGCGGCGCTTAGGAAATCTCGTTCAAAATAGGAAATCTTGTTCAAAATAGGAAATTGATATGGCAAAGTTTGCAAAAGAATACACCTTCCGCACACCATTGCGGACAATCGAATTTAAGGCTGGCAACGAAACTGTTGATGCCGAAGTTATTGAAGCCGCCACAAAAGCGGGCGCTCTTGTAGAGGAACAAGCCGATGACAAGCCTACAGCGAGAGGCCCGAAGGGCGGCACTCTCCATATTAAAGTCTAACGCTGCTTTAACCGCAATCGTTCCGGCGGCGCGGATATATAGCCAGCGCGTTCCTGCAATTCCTACATGGCCCTTTATCAAGCAAGGGCCTACGCAAAGCCTTCCTGTGCGTGCATCATGTATACGCGGGGCAATAGTGTCGTTTAGCATCCATGCTTTTGCCAAGCCGCGCCTTAACGGCGGGGTTGAGGTCGAAACGGCAGAGGATTATGCTTCACGGATTGGCGCGGCTATTGAGGAAGCACTTGATAACAATCGCGCAGATTTTCCGGGCGGCACAATCCGTTTTCGGCTGAACGAAATGCAGCTATTGCAGGATGGGGCAGAAAGTGACGCATATCATTACTTCTGCGTCGTTTCTGCCCGCGTCATGGCTTAATTGCAGTGGTTTTTGTGATAGCCTAAATGTAATTCAGCGGCCCGCCTTGCCGCTATTGCTTCGGACTTATCATGGTATCTGCCAAGGTGCTTTGTCTTGCTTCCAAGCCTTATTTGCGCGTACCATTTCTCGTGATTTTTATCCCAATAAACGCCAGTTACGCCGGTGGTGTTATCGTGGCGCTTTGACAAGTTATGGCAATTTTCTAGTCGGCTAACCACGCGCAAATTCTGAATCCGGTTATCCTGCCTATTGTGATTTATATGGTCAATTTCGCCATCCGGCCACGCACCATTGTGCATGGCCCAAACAACCCTGTGCGCCATATACTTTCTGGTTTTTAATTGAACGGTAAAATAGTCGTTAGACGACACTTGATCCGCAGCCTTGCCAGCGTACCTTCGGTTCCAAGCTAACGCGGAGCGCTCATTGCCCAGTTGCTTGGCGTCGAACATATCCGCCGTTCTCGGCCTCCAATAAAGCAAACCACTTTCCGGATCGTGCCGGAGGGCTTGACGCAAAAATTCTATAGATGGTAATGTGGTTTTATTCATGGTGCAGTATCCTTGCATTATGATAGGGCCGCACGATGCTAGACACATCGTTGCGGCCCGATTTTTCTAAAGAAAACCGCCGGATTTGTCAAGTTTGACTGTCCGTAGTATAGGATTGGGCTAAAGGTAAAAATTACGTCCATGAATATAGCCTTAGCCCTGATTAAGCGCCTTGTCGCCGTAGGTCAACTGGACGCTGACGATATTGCGGATATGTGCGATGATTTACCAGAGCGCGATAAGAACGCCGTCATGGCCGCTTGGGTTGAAGGCGTGGCTGGGCCGCAAGAGGCATTTAAGCCGACGTTGCGGATTGTTGATTAGGGATAAATTCGCATAAGCAATTTTGCGTGTGACGGCGGTAAATTAAATGGCAAACGCGGGCTAGTATTTCCCAAATTTCAAAGGGAACCCCAAGTATGTCTCGTCCTGTCCAATATGATTTTGCTCTTATCAAATACAGCAACATGGCAGCAACGCCAGTGTTTACGGCGCTTTGCGGTGTGGTTGACGTAAATGTAAATCAGGTTGCCGAAACGTCAAGCACTCGCGTTCGTGATTGCGCTACCCCTAACGTTCCCGGAACGCAAAAAGTCAAAATCCTTGGCACAAGTTGGACGGCGACTAGCACTGGCCTGACAAATGCAGCGATTGAATCTGCAATTCGCACAAACCTTTTTGGCAAAAAGGTAAATTACAAAATTGAGTATTACGCTGATGATGGCACAGCGGGCGGTGATTTGCTTGGCACGGATTCCGGCCTTGCAATCTTGACGGCGAACAACAAGAGCATCGCAACCGAAGGTGAATCCAGCCAAGAGTTCACGTTTGAAGGTGAAGGCGACCTAACCTACGTGGCAGCGCCATAAGGTAAAGGTCCATGGACACCGGCGTCGATCTTAAATTTGCCGATGGCGAGTATCATTTTGCATTGCTCTTGCCACAGATATTTGAACTGGAAAGAAACTGCGGTTGGCTAGATGCCGATGGTGCCCGTCGCAGTAAATCCATTTTTGAAATATATGAGGAATTCAGCGCGGGCCTTGGCTTATCGGCTGACGGTGGCGCTGTTTTTATGGGCGGCGGCAAGGCTCATGCAAAAGACATACGCGAGGCTATCCGTCTCGGCTTGATAGGCGGCGGGCAGACGCCGATAGACGCAAAGCAGTTGGTCGATGATTATTGCTTTCCGGTGCGCCCTATAGCCGAATGCTTAGGGGTTGCGTGGGCAATCGTGCGGGCAGTGGTTGAGGGGGTTGAGGTTAAAAAAAAAGTGGCCGTAAGCGAAGAGGCCGACCAGAACCTCTCCCAAAAGGAAGCATAATAGCGAGCTGCGGTGTTTTGCATCTCGATTGGGAGCGAACTTCAATGAGCGCATATTTCGAGGCATTAGAAGCGCACAATGATAGCGGCGATGGCAAGAAGCCAATAAGCGAGGCCGACGCAAGGCGTTTGCGCGAGTTTAACAAAGCGCATGGGGTTGTATAATGGCTGTTGAAGTTGACCCCTTAGTTTTAGAGATTCGCGCCGACTTAAAGCAATATCGGGCGCAGTTGCAATCCACCACGTCGCTTGTGACTTCAAGCCTTGGTCGGCAGGAAGGCTCTATCCGAAATTTGGAGCGCCAGATGCAGCGTTCCAGCGGCGCTATATCAAGCTCGCTTGGCAGTATCGCGGGTGCATTGGCTGGGGCGTTTAGCGTTCAGCAAATTGCGGGCGTCTTAGACAACTTTACCAAACTTCAAAACGCGCTGAAAATCGCCGGATTAGAAGGCGAGCAACTTGAAGCGGTGCAGGCTAAGCTATTCGCAACTGCCCAGCAATACGGCACATCGCTTGTCGATCTAGCGCAACTTTACGGCAACGTATCTGCGGCCTCTAAAGAACTGAATCTTAATCAGGCTGATCAGCTTAAGCTAACCGAACTCACGTCGGCTGCGATTAAAGCGCAGGGCGCTGGAACGGCGGCCCAGATTGGCGCGCTGCAACAGTTTTCGCAGTTACTCGGCGGCACTGTCGTGCAGGCGCAGGAATACAATTCAATCAATGATGGCGCTCGCCCTATTTTGCAGGCGGTGGCCAACAATATTGACCGCTTTGGCGGTTCGTTGGCCAAGATGCGCGCCGAAATCTTCAAGGGCGAGCTATCGGTGCAAGAGTTTGTGCAGGCCGCGCTTAAGGGAACGGATCAGGTCAAGGAAACTGCAAGTCGCGCGAACCTAACGATTGCAGCCAGCCTCCAAGCGCTGTCCGACGCGTTCACCGTCTATGCCGGCCAATCGCAAACAGGTGCCGCCACGACTGCGGTTTTTTCCGGCGCAATCGAATTACTGGCCAAGAATCTGGATAAGATAATCCCGGCACTTGCAACTATCGGTGCTGTAATTGGCGTTAGATATGTGTCGGGGCTTGTGGCGGCAACGGTAGCGTCTACTGGCCTAAAGGTTGCAAGTATCGGACTTGCTGCAACATTAAATGGCACGACTGCTTCGGCGACAAAAACTGCGCTGGCTATGAATGCGCTTGGCAAAACGGTTCCTTTTCTTGCTGTAACTGCGCTGGTTACTGCGCTCGGTTTTTTGGTTACGGAAAGCAACAATCTAGAGGACGCGACGGCCAATGCTACGGCCAAACTGGCGGAGGCGGAGGAGCGGTTTAAGACTTATAAGTCGGCGGCGGAGGCTGCTGGAATAAATGTTGGACAATCCGGTGCAACGGCAGAAATCGCGGGGGGCAAATTTGACAAGTTAGGCGCTGCAATGGGGCGCGCTATTGCCAAATATGTGGAACTTGCGGCTAACGCTCGCCTTGCGGCCATTGCCGTTTCACAGGCAAACATTGCAGAGGCTGAAACTTCATTAAATAAGTCTCGGAGCCGGGTCAAAGCTGTAAAGTTTAACGCATTTGGTGGCGTTCTTAGCGGATTAGACATTATTGGCGGGAAGTCCGATAGGGAAAATATTGCCCAGCAACGGGCGCTCATAAGGCAGGAACGCGCCAACATTAAATTTCTTTCAACTCTGCCTGACGGGGTGATAAAGCCGCAAACGACAAAAGACGCAACCACAACACCGACAACTGGCGCGGGCACGTCAAGGGCTGGCCGGGCGGGTGGCGGATCTCGCGGCGCATCAGGGCCAAGCGCAGAGGAAATTGAAGAGCGATTTAACAGAGAGTTGATTGCCTTAACGCAGCAAACGCTATCCGCTCAACAATCCGTTGCCAAGTCGGCAGAGGAAAAGGCGGAGTTTGAACTGCGCTCAATCGAGTTGGCAAAGTCACAAGCAATCGAAGGCATTAAGGCCGAAAATGATTATACCGATGCACAAAAGCAAAGGTTAATCCAGCAAATCGAAACACTGGCGTTTGAGGAGGAGGAAGCCGTTGCTGCGCGTAAGCGGGCTGACCTTGCACAAGAAACTGCTGATTTAGCGGAAATTCAAGCGCGTAATGCCATTGCTGCGCTTCAAAACGAATATGATTTAGCAACGTCAATCAAAGACCGTGCGCGCATTGCCGCGCAAATTGCTGAAACTGAAACACAAGCGGCGCTCGATGCCGTTGACCGCCAGTTACTTGATAAAGAGATTAGCAATGCAAAGCGTCAAGAGTTAGAGGCTATTCGTGCCGGTATTTTAATCGCAGGGGACCGTCGGGCATTAGACGCCCAAAACGGCAACCTATCGCCATCGGCGCAGTATCTAAAAGATATAAACGAACTCGACTTTGGGGATGAAACTGAAAAATTTGGCGTTGACGCGCTTAAAGATTTGAACCGTGGCCTTGCTGATGCAAT